AGGGCCGCCTTGTAGGCGGCCCTCATCGAGATCTCTCAAGATTTCGAAGTGACTTCATGTCTCCCTGAGGAAAAACGTTTGCTGGAAGGTATCCATATGGTACTCCGTCATCGAGAGCAAGATTTGCGGTATCTGAAAATCGGCACTTATGTGTCGCCTATCGGACCCACAACCTTCTTTCGTAACGCTACCGATGGATTTCGGAGAGTATGCGACGACTCCATTGGAGATCATCATACACCGTATGATTTCTCCCTTATGGAAACGTTTCAATTCTATCCGACTCTGACCTGCACTGGAAATAACCGAACATGGACTGAATGTCCAGTAGGTTACCAGCCCGCAGTGCCAGACCCTCGCGCTCATTTTCCCGCTCCAACTTTGTTGGACAGGAATAATAAGGCTTGGGAAATTCTCGCCAAAACGAACCCATCGAGACCTCATGTGAGTGTCCCGACGTTCATTGCCGAGATGAAGGACCTTCCTGGTCTCATCATGAACTCTGGCGCCGGCTTGTTGAAGGCCGTCGCCCAGGGCTACCTCTCTTGGAGGTGGGCCCTGAAGCCCATGATGAGCGATCTGCGGAAGCTTTGGCAGTTTCAGCGGGCCGTTGATCAACGGACCACTTGGCTGATGAAGCTTCGCGCGGGGCAAACGCTTAGGTGTCGGACAGATCTAGGTGTAACCAACTATGCCGACGCTCCCCTTGTGAACCAGACGGTTCATTCGGAGGGCTGCGGAGTAAGTGGGACATTTCAGACTTCCTATTCCATGAAGGAATGGGGAACGGCGCAGTGGAAACTGCTACCCGATTCTGTCTTACCTCAGCTTGGGTACGAACCCCTTCGAAAGAAGGCTATCGCACTTACGTTTGGTATTACAGATGCTGAAATGTTAGCTACGGCTTGGGAGTTAACTCCCTGGTCGTGGCTGGCCGACTGGTTTGGTAATACCGGCGATTTGATCGCCGCTACCAACAATTCAGTCGGTTGCACCTGGAGCAACATCTGTTATATGCGTCATTCCACGGCAACGCGGAATTGCGAATATAACATTGCGGGATCCAACGCTTTTGCTATTGCTGGCCTTCGAGGTCAGAAATACAACCTGCGTATGACCCGTAAGGAACGCTATGTATGCGTTCCGATCCTGCCCGCTCCTTTTCCTCAACTGCCCATTTTAACTAGTGGGCAGTGGTCGATCCTAGCGGCGCTCGCTACTCAGCGCTTTGCGCGCTAGGTAGTTAGTGTTACTAGGAGAAGTTCCATGTTGGGCAACACCCTTACTCTTCCTCAAGCTGGTGGTGACAAGGTACTCGTTAAGATCAATCAAGACGGATATTCTAGCGAATATCTGTTGCGAGAAAGTCTTACCGAATACCGTGCGCGGATTCGTCACACGAAAGTGGGAGCGAACGCGCAGCACGACTACGTCGCTGATCGTCACAACTTCGAAGTTGTGCAAACGATCTTCGCGGCCGGTGACGTCCCGCAGTATGAACGAAAGTTCTACTTCGTGATCGAAACCAAGCCGGGCGATGCAGCGACCGCGTTGGCAGACGCCGTTGCGGATCTTATGATCCTCTCGACGAATGCCTTCTTGGTCAGCTTGAATGGTTGGGAATCCTAACCGGCGGCCCTGCTCTCCTTACGGGGAGTGGGACTCTGACTTGTAGTCAGTTCGCTAGGTAGTTTTCCATCCATGAGGTAGGGGTGCCTCAACAGCATGGGACATCCACACGGAGTTAATCCGAGTAATGTCTAATTGCCATGTTGAGGAACTTCAGAACTTGTGGGTGGCTATCCTTGCGGACGCCACCCACGCATTCCCGACCCTGAGAGACGAATTCGAGAGAGATCTCGCCCGTCTCCAGAGAGCTGTGGGGCATAGAGGTATTCGAGTTTTCCTCGAAGACCTTCCTGCCATAGGCAAACACCTTGATCAGTGTTTGTCTTGCGGCCAGTACAAATTATCAGGGTTACCTCTAACTAAGAGGTACTCTAATACGGTAGTGATTCCGAAGTTTCTTCGGGGACTCTACCTACTGGTTTTTCACAGCTCGGGAACCCTAAAGGAGAATTGCAATGTCGAAGCCCTCCTCTTCTTGCGCCAGCTTTTGCTGGTTTTCAAGAAAGGAAAACTCCGATGCAGTGACGAAGCCAATTCGGCCGAGGTGGTCGAATTCTTCGTTACCGACAGAGGACTCCCAGAGCCCGAAAGGTTCTGGGGATCTTACTCTCTTGGTTCAGGACTTGATTCCGGAGGACTTCAGTCCAAAGGAACTAAGTCTTTGCAGGGACATACTGGATATACTCCCGTATGTTCCTGTGAACCATCGACTCCCTTTACTATCTCTGTTGCTGAAGAAACTGAGCAATCAGTAACTTCGGTTGAAGGAGAACCCCGCGAGGGGCCCAACTCCAAAGAGGTAGATAGAGATGCCGGTCAGTGGTACAGAGGATTCTCTGTATCGCCCCGGTATCTCGCAAGAGTCACAGAGATGTTTCCTGATAACAGGAAACAACTGTCGCTTCTCCTGGCTAAGTTAGACTTCGTGTCTAACCTAGTCACCTCCAGTCTAGGATCGTATGATCCGTCCGACTGGAAGTTTAGGCACGGCCCAGGCGCTGTTTCAGAGTATCGCGGACCAGCCAATAAGTATTATTGGACAAACTGGTCAGCGGCTCTGGAAAGTGAGTTCCCAATTGCGGATTATGGTTTCCATAATTTTAGCAGTTGGGCAGACAGGATAAAGACCGGACCTGAGATAAGCTCTTGCGAGCTTCCCTCAAGAATGGTTTGCGTCCCGAAAACCTATTCGAAACCGCGGCTTATTGCCGCGGAGCCGTCTGCGAATCAGTGGTGCCAGCAAAATATCTGGCATTACTTCTTCGTTCGGTCACATCGCTGTTGGATCTCAAAGTTTGTTCGTTTCAACGACCAAACCTTGAACCAAGAGCTTTGTACCAAAGGTTCTCTGGACGGCTCGCTCGCTACTGTGGACTTGTCCGCAGCTAGTGACCGAGTCACCTGTCATGCTGTGGGGCAGATGTTTAGGGCAAACCCTAAGCTACTAAACTGCCTTAGAGCATCTCGTTCCCAGTCTGTATCGCAGGAGGTTACTGACAAAGTACCTTCTGTGATACCGTTGAGAAAATTCTCAACGATGGGAAACGCCTGCACCTTTCCGGTAGAGACTCTCCTGTTCCTAAGTATCTCCCTTGCTGCGATTCTCACGAAACGCGGCTTGGCAGCTACGAGAAAGAACATCGAGAGCCTCGAAGGAGAGGTAGCCGTCTTCGGGGACGACATAGTCGTCCCTGTCGACTGTCGGGAGCTAGTCATTGAAGCTCTTGAAGTTTTAGACTTCAAGGTCAACGTCCAAAAGTCTTTCTGGAATGGAAATTTCAGAGAGTCTTGCGGTGTTGATGCCTTTAGAGGGGTTAATATAACACCTGTCTACTGGCGTACCTTCAATGACGGCGGTCCGGAATCTCTAGCTAGTACCGTCGAAGTGCATAATAACTTCTACAAGAAGTTTATGCTCTCGGCGGCTGATCGACTAGCGTCGACCGTACCCCGGGTTATACCTAGGGTAAACATGAGATCCGGAGTTTTCGGTCTTAAGTCCTATCTGGTTCCTGACCTAAGCGGCTTTAAACACCGCGAAAATCAGGATCTGCAAAGGACAGAGGTTTTTGTCGCGACCCTTACGGGTCGCCAAACGAAGACCCCGATCGAAAACGACTCTGCGTTACTTCAGTTCTTTACTGAAGACCCGGATCCCTACGACAATTGGGAATCGGGTATTCCGCAGAGACCTAGAGTGTTAATTCGCTCTAGGTGGGTGGCCTTGTCCGACTTTGCCTAGTTCTGGCAAAATCCAAACAAGGAGGGAGCCTTTCTCGTCGCTACGCGTCGCC